CGCTTCGACTTAGTAATAGAGTCAAGATCAAGTTTATAGAGAATCTCGTGATCGCTCGGCAGTAAGTCCGCCTTACCGGTGTCGTTAAAGTTGATGCACATCAGAGCCATAGCCACCGTCTGAAGCTGGGCCGCAAAACGGGTCGGCATCTCCGGCGGGTATGCTTCGGTTATTTCCTTATTTGGACTGCGCCATTCACGCTCTACAGCCGAACGCGCGCGAGTAGCAAGTTCAGCAATCTCCAATAATTCTTCTCGAAGAGCATGTTTAATTTTCGGCATTTTTTCGGGTAGTTTGAATTCGTCAAGAAGATAATGATGAACAGCTTGTTGAACTTTAGCGCGCATTTCTTTCATCTTTCCGGACTCTTGATTTTCCATTGTTCGTCTAGCGGCATCAACACGATCCGGCTGAATCATGTTGTACATAAGAAAACGCTCACCCATAGAAGCATAGAGTTCTCGCAGGGAATGAATAGCATAAGTAGCGCCGGCAATGACGGTGATCTTGCCTTCCCATGAGACAGTTTCTCCTGTACCAAAGGTTTTATCAAATTTGCCTCCGTAGATGGCCCGAAGTTGGCCCATGATCGCTCCGCGCTCGTCTTTGTTTTCCGATAAAAGTGTGGTGAAATCCTCGAAGGTAATGATGCCGTTCGTAATTTTTAGAAGGAGCGATGTCTCTTGTCCGGTTTTCTTCTGTCCGGAAACGAATGTCCTTGACGTGAGTGTTGAGAGAGGATGGACGTGGGAGAGTCCACTTAGGGTTTTGATCAACTCGGTCTTAAGACCCCCGGGCGGAGCCACGATGAAGGTCCAGACTGGATCTGAAGGGAGCCAGTGAGAAATAGCCAGTGCCATAAGGAGCTTGATGATGTGAGGGTCTTCGAGAAGATATACACTTTTTACGACATCTTCAACGTGTTTGATTCCTTCGTTTTGGGTCATTGGGGTTAATATTTAATTCATGTGGAATAGACTTTTGATCCAGTAGACAAGATGCTGCCATTTAGTGCCGTGCGATTTAGAAACAAGAGGAGCTGTGTCGTTTGTAGGTTTTATTTCTTTCTTTTTGAGAGCCTCCTTACGAGCCTCGTTTTGAATTTCTAGTCGGCGAGATATGATTTTTCCTCTTCGGCTTCGTTCATAAACTCCTCGTTTTTCTTGAATTTTTTGGAGTTTTGATTTCATAAGTTTAAAAGTTCTGGATTTACTGTTAATCCCCCATCTTGCCTACGGATTAGACCGATGGCGTTAAGATGAGAGACAGCATTATTAAATCCTCCGCTTGTAGAAGAATAGTGAGTCTCTTCTCCGATAGTTTCTTTGGTGTGTACCTCACCTTGTCTTTCCCACAACCACTTATAAATCTCAATTTCACACTTACCAAGCTTCCGTTCCCAGAAACGAGGCTCCGGTGAGAATTCTTCTCCTTCGATGATATGTTCTGTATCTAATTGGCCCATCTCGATTAGCTCTCTATTCTTTCTGATGAGTCCAAGAGCATTGAGGCGTGCAATAGCATTGTTAAATCCACCAGACTTTGGAGAGTAACCGGTAACAGCTCCGAGCTGTACTTTAGTAAAGCTCTTTCCACTATTCTCATGTAGAAAACTGTAGATTTTCTTAGCACAAATACCAACTTCAGATCTATTTTCTTCACCGTCCATTTTTGGTTCTTTTTGGACTGGTAGGGGTCTGATCGGTTCACTTTTAACGATATTTGAATTGCCCGGTAGTTTTCCTATGTAGCTTCCTGCCGGTTTATTACTAGGCTTATTTTTCATTTTTTCATCAAGGTCTTTTATAACCTTAAGAAGATCAAGGCGAGTGTGTGCATGAATATATCCAACGAACTCTCTCCATTGTTCCACCCATTGATGTGTAGCTTTACGTTCAGTAGCAATAGCAATCAAATGTGGTTCGAGCTCTTTTTGTAAATTACCTACGGGAGCACATTTGTGCTGACGAAGTTTTCTAATTTCAGCTTTCATTTCTGCTACCGTCTGTGCCTCTTTCTGTGCTTCAGCCGGAAGATCCGCTAACTTGCCTAGAAGTTTTTTTACTCTCTCTGTCGGAGGAACAACTTTATATTCAGCTCCTCCTTTTGGTATTGAGGTACTAACCTCGCCCACTTTAATCTTAATTACTTCGTTCGAGATAGCCGGACCGAAAGCAAAGAATTCCCCCGGCTCAAGAGAGCGCAAGGCCAGAATTTTCTCCTTATCAGTAATACCAAGCTCATCAGCCGCGCGCTTACGGTCAATGTCAAGGGAAGCACGACCAATCAGCTTGTTATTACACTCCGCGGCTGCATCTTTATGAAGTTTAGAGATACGCTGAGTAGCAAGGATCAAGGAGAACTCACGTTTGCGACCGAGAGAAGCCATGCCAACCACAGCCGAAAGAGACTCTGCCTCACCCTTCTCAGGAGCGAAGGTGTGTGCTTCATCCAGAATAACCAGCGTGGGGTGATAGAGGCTTTTGGGGACATTAACCATAGACTCTAAAAATAGTCTTACAAAATGCTTGCGTTCTTGTGGGTGGAGTTCGTAGAGGTCTATGATTGTAGAAACTTTGAGCTCAAGTAATCGTGTCGCAAGAAGCGCTGCACTGCGAGGCTCTGCTGGGGTATCCCCTCCCTTACCGGCAAGCACAAAATCAAATTTCTCGCGCAAAGTTGAGAACTCTCCCTCCGGGTCAAGAATGATAATTTGGATCTTGCCGTAAGCGCGCTCGACAATACGGCGTATGAGCCATGACTTACCGCCACCAGAATTAGCTTGTACCAGAAGTTTACCCGAAATAAGTTTAGGGAGATCAATACTGACAGTGCTATTCAACCTGATGGCTTCGTTTTTCATTTTTTATTTCGGTTCTCCGTTATTATTAAACTTCACTCCTTGAAGCATCATTTCAATATAAGAAATCATTACTAATGCTCTACCACGTTCTTTACATTCACCCTTTGGAAATTCTCCATCAAGAATGTCTACCATAGTGTTCCAATACTTTGATCGTTTTTTGGTCATCTTATTTATTGATTAGCAACTTTACCGCTTGTAAAAAATTACACTTACTCGATTGCATGATGTACTCGATCACGTCTCCGCCAGCATTACAGCCGTAACAATAGAAGGTGTTTTGCTTGATATAGATCATGAAGCTTCCTGTTTTCTCTATATGGAACGGGCATTGTCCTGTTGCTCGACTGCCTTGTCGGTTCAATTTCCCGACATAAAGACTTTCAATCGGCACTTCTTTAGCTCTAGCGATGTCAGTGTCAGTAATTTTACTCGGATCCACCTCGCTCGCTTTCTTCGGCTTCAGCGCCGACAGATAGAACCGGCTCTGTTTAATCTTATTTTCTCTACCGGCCCGGAGGGGCTCTATATAAAAAACATTAAGAACAGATAGCCAAAATTCTTGAGAGCGCAGATCATTTGTTTTGTTAAAGATAATTTTTTTACCTTCGTTTTCTACCCGGACTGATTCGTTAAGGTCAGCTTTATATTTTTTTATGTTTGTGAGGAGACCGCGTCTCATAGCCGGTCTAGCTTCAGGGAATATTTCAAGGAGCTGGTAGAAAGTGTAGTTTGGTAAGCTTTCTTGATGATTTTTCTCGAGTTTTGTCAGATACCCTTCCCTTTCTTCATTTTGTATGTTAAGCAAGTTATCCACAGGTTTGATGTTTTTAGTGCAAGTACCAGTTGCGTTCCGATAGTATATCCTTTATACTGTAAACATGCCAATAGATATTGTTGGGGATAAGGTGGAAGAGTTTTTAACAGATAAACGCAATGAGCTTATCTGGGCTCTTTTTAAACAAGACTATACTCCGTCACAAATTGGCAAGATATTCAATATGAAGCATATCTCAACAGTTATGCGTATTATTGGAAGGTGTCCGCCTCGATGGGTTCCTAAGTGGGTGAAAAAAGTTTATACGAAGTGAATGCTGATCTTACATGAACACACAAAAAGATAAGCAGGTAGAAGAAAAAAATCGAGGGATCAAGGTTAATCCGATGCAAGTGGGGTGTCTTGTTCCTGAGCTTGAGCATGAGTGGCGAGTTGTGCCTCAATTCTATAAGGAGGTCAACAGTGTTCAGAGAAAGTATTGTGTCTATTGTATTCACTGTCTTCAAACGACAGTAATAGAGGTAACGTTATAAATTAAAATTATTACCATGCCAGATATATTTGATGATTCAAACTTCGATGAGTCAAGTGAGATGTCTTCACTAACTATCGATTGGGGGAAGGTTGGAAATTTCGTGATAGGTACATTCGTGAAAGCGCGTCATAACGTTGAAACGCAGTTCGGGTTAAACAGTATTTATGAGTTCTATACAGAGAAGGGCTCGTTTCATAAGCTCACTAAGAAAAAGCCGGCGGAAACGCCTACGGCAATCAATAAAGGTGAGTCGTGGAATGTCTGGGGACGTAATGACATCTTCAATGGTCAAATGAATAGTCTCCGTCCGGGTCAGGTAGTCAAGCTTACTTTTACCGAAGAGGTAGAAGGTAAACTCGGACCAGCAAAAATTATCAAGATCTACGCTCCGAAGGATAACGAGGGTAAACCGACTATGAACAAGGAATGGCTTGATAGTCAGAGCGTAACGGGCGGGGACTTTTAAAAGTTATGTTCAACTACAAAATCGTAAAGAAAAAGGAATGGAACATAATGTTAACTGTTCTTGATGATCAATTAAAAAGTATTAATAATCTACTAAGAAAATGAAAATCCTTAAGCATTACAGAGTAGAGCTTGCCGATACGTTGACCGGACACTGGTATAACGTCTGGGAACAAGGCAAGAAGAAAGAGAAATTTCTCGGCACTTTTCCGTCCTCGACTACTATTCTCAATGCTTATCCGCAGTCTCCGCATCTTACTCAGTGGATTGCAGAGCAGGGCTGGCATGAGTCTCAGAGAATTAAGTCAAAAGCAGGAGAGCGAGGAACGAGGATCCACACCGCTTGCGACAAGCTTGAGGACGGTGATACTCTCGTAAAAGAGGATTATTCTCTCGAAGAGTGGTTCAAGATTAACTCGTTTGTTGTCTGGTACAAAGATACACAACCGAAACTCGTCGCTAAGGAGTTTCCAGTATTCTCTAAGAAGGGTGGATATGCTGGCCGGCTCGATCGCATTTATGAGATTGCTAGTCAGAACGTACTTCTTGACCTTAAGAGTGGCTCCGGTATCCACGAACATTTCCCTCTTCAATTTGCTTCATATGCTAAAGCTGTTGAGGAGAATACTGATCTGAAGATCGACATCACGGCTGCTCTTCAGCTCGGGGCGAAAAATAAGAACGGCTACCGTTATGTGCTTTACCCTGAGTGGAAAGAGCATTACAAGGTGTTTGAGAGTGTGCGCGCTGTCTGGCAGTACGACTATTTCGATAGTAAGAAGAACGCTAAGGAAGCGCCGGTGTTAGTATTACCAGCTAGTTTATCTCTTAATGAGCCAGAAAAAAAAGTTGAAGAAGTTACACCGCAAAAAAATGCGACTGGAAAGAGCAAAGAGAAAAAAGTAAAATAAATATTATGGATAATACAATTAACATTACTGGAAGTGGAATTACCACAGCTTCTTCTATTGATTGGCAAACTACCACCACGGCTGGAACCGGATCTTGGCTTATTGGTAATGGAATTATTACAACAGTTGATAATGGTTGGATTCAGGGTAATGCTTATGTTGCTCGTAAACGTAAAACGTTTTGGGGTCGTAAGGATACCAGTCAGCCGGAACTTCAGGCGCGAGCTTTCTTTAAAGTAGTCAAGAAAGGCTTGACTAAAATGGAGAAGAAGTTTTATCAGAAACTGGCTGAAGAAGCCTTTGAACAGGCGGCTGAACATGCTTCTATCGGGCAAAAGAATGTGGCAGAGCAATTTGAAAAAATTATGAATCTTAATCTCAAAAAAGCAGCTGCGAACTTGAGAGATTACGATACCATCATTCATAAGAATATGATTGAGAAGTACCGTGATCATCTTCCTAAAGGTAAAGAGTTGGTGATTGATGATCTTGAGGAATACGATAAACCGCTTCCAAAACATGTTAAAGTTAAACTAGCCAGAGCACAGAAAGAAAAGATATTTGATTCTTTTTGTGTGTTCTGGATCAGAGATGTAGTAGATCCAATCCTCTTTGGTCAATTTAAAGAGGAACCGGATATTTACTACTTCATTGATGAATGGGATGAAGACGTCTCTATCAATGATCTGCTTAAATACAAATGAGCAGATGGATTTTGAGATCGACAAGGTCCGAAAAGTCTTTATTAGAATTAATTAAATAATAATATGCCAAGTTATAAAGTCCTCGTGGAGTTTGAGCTCGATGGTGCTGTACAAGTAGTCGACTCAGTAGTAGAGCTTTCAGAAGAAGTGGCACAGCCGCTCGTTAACGAAGGTAAGCTCGAAGCAGTAGCTACGGGTGGAGGCGGAGGAGGTGCTGCTTAGTAGTCCTCTCTTTTGGGGATTATCATAGGGGGCGTGTCAATGGTTTGGAAAGGGCACTTCATATTGTCCTCCCAACGTAAGTAAACTTTGGCCATTGTTCTCCCTCTGATGATCCTCAAGGTGGGCGGATTATTAAATTAAGTTTTGAGAAAATGCCAAGTCAAGAAATTAAATGTGCGGAACCCGGATGCAATATTATTTTTGAATTTACGGAAAGAGATCAAAGTTACTATGCTGAACAAGGATACCCTCCACCGAAACGATGTTCTGAACATCGACTTAAGCAACGAGAAAGATTTAAAGGTAAGGACAATGAACGACGCAATTAAGAAAAAATATGATATCGCTAAAGGAGATGAGCCATTAAGACTCTTTCTTTACAGCGTACAAGAAGGTCCGATGTTTATTCAGTTTCCTTTCAGAGTCATGGCGGTATTGGCTTTTAGTGAAGGAGACGCTTATAACATTGTCCGGGCCGGTTACCCTCAAGGGAAACTTCTTTCTATTTCACAGAAAGGCATACTTAAAATTCAAGAGCTTCTTGATCAACTTAACTTCACTGTACCTACAAGCGGCGGTATGGAAGTTAAGATGAATACAGAACCGGTCCCTGAAAAAAAAGAGGCACCGATAATAGGCAAAGAACATTTTGTTTATAACATGTTTTATATAGCCGATAACTTTGTCACAGATCTTCGTGATCGGGCGACGCTTAAGAAAATTATCGGTAAAATTAAATTGACATGAGTTTATTTTCATTTTTATCTTCTGGAAGTGAACTTGAAAACATGCGTAAAGCCGCCGATATTGTTTCTAAAGTACTTCTTGAACTTGAAAAAATGACCGCTCCCGGAGTCAGTCTTGACATGCTCGACGAACTGGCCGAACGCCTAATCCGAGAAGCCGGTGCCATTCCTTTTAATAAAGGCTATCATCCTAAGTGGGCCGAGATCCCGTATCCGGCTACGGTCTGTTTTGCTCTCAATGAGGAGATTTGTCACGCTCCGCCCCATAACAGGACCTTAAAGGATGGAGACATCATTACTTACGACTTAGGAATAAAATATAAAGGTGTCTGCGGTGATGCCGCCCTGACTGTGCCTGTCGGAGAACATGTCTCAAATAGACGCCTTAGAGCCTTGAGATATGCTAAGGAAGGACTTTATCGCGGTATTGAGGTAGTGAGAGCTGGAGCGCCTGTTTCAGCCATAGGCAGAGCTATTGAGGACTATGTCTCCAAAATGGGATTTAGAGTCATCAAGGACTTTGGGGGTCATGCTATAGGCAAGGAAATGCACATGAAACCCTTTATTCCTCACTATTACGATAAGGCAAACGACAATATTTTGCTCGAAGAAGGTCAAATTATCTGTGTTGAGCCGATGATCACTCCGGGCAAGGCCATTGTAGGCATGATGGGTGATAAATGGACTGCGTTTTGTATTGATGATCAGGTTTGCGCTATGTTCGAACATATGATTTTAGTGAAGAAAGACGGATTTGAAATATTAACAAGTCATATAGCTGAGTCCCACGGCTGAGAGAGGGGAAATTATAAGTAATCTTCAAAGATTAATGAAAAAATTATTATCAATTGCACTTTTAGCCATGTTTGCGCTTCCGCTCAGTGCAGGAGCAACAGTAGTCGCCTGTGGTGCAGAGTTTGTTTATGAACAAAGAAGCACTGGATCCCATGAGGGCAACTTCGGAGACTACTACGACGAGAAAGTTTCTATTGACTTCGACTTCCCTCTAGCTAGAGAAATAACAATCTCTACCAACGATCCGTATGTGCTGGTAAAAGTGGAACTTGATGTGGATGGGGACGGACACGCCGGATACTTTGACTACATCGATGAGTTCCCCGGAGAGTTCAACCCTAGCCCGGGTGACAGAATCGACAACGCAAGGGTCACGGTCAAAAAAGACTGTCCCGATGTTTGCCCGAATATCGATGGCAATCAATACGAAGTGCCTGAGGGATATATCTTAGAGGAAGGGCAGTGTGTGCTACCTCCGCCTCCCGTAGATGTTTGCCCGAATCTTGAAGGCAATCAGGAAATTGTACCAGAGGGCTACATTCTTGAAGAAGGAGAATGCGTATTGCCCCCGCCTCCGCCAGTAGATTTGTGTCCAGAGGAAGGAATACAAACAGAACTTCCTTGCGCAGAGCCACCGGCTCCAGTAGACGTATGCCCGAACGACGAGGGAATACAGACAGAGGTTCCGTGTCCTTCGGACACGCCCCCTCCACCTCCATCTGCTCTTGCACCTATAGAAGTTCATAGAACACCAAGTGGAGGCATTGTGTGGTGTACAGCAACAAGAACGGAGTGGTGCAGACAACCAGAAGGATTTGGTGGTAGTGTAAGCTGGCTAGAACAGCAGATTTTAAACTTGATGCAACAGTTGATTGATCAACTAAAAGTAGAGATAGAGTTGTTGGCAATGTCTCTTTAGAAAGGATGAAGAAAGAACAAATTAAAGAGGAGTTCAAAAAACACTTTCATTATGTCCAGCTTGGTGTTACTGAAAAAGAAGTAGATTGGTGGCTATCTATTCTCGCTCAAAGAGAGGAGGAGTTAAAAAGAAAAATTAAGTCAAAGAAAATAAACGGAGTAGTTTTTCTTGATATTCAGGTTGAAGCGTTACTCTCTCTTTTTCAAGAATCAAAGGAAAAGAAATGAAAGACGAAATTAAAAGAGAATTGTCAAAACTATTGCCAGAAGATACTTCTTCTGATGTAATTACTAGATTGGCAACGTATGCAGAAAGTTTGCTTTCTAAAAGACAGGAAGAAGTTAAGCGACTAATTACAGATGAGATGCTTGTGGCTAGACATGAGGGTCAACCGACTTCTCGACTTACGAGTCTGTATAATAAAATTATGATAAAATAAAATAGTGTTACACTATAAGGGATTGCTTTTACTTTTAACAGGTATGAGCACCTTCGCTGGAACGATTGCGATGGTTGTCCCTCAACAAGAAACTTATATACGGGAAGAAGTAGTGATTAAAGAAGAATACAAGCATCAAGAATTTCTTGATTTTTTAATCCAATGTGAATCTGGTGGAAACGAACAGATTATTAATAAAGCTGACACTGACGGTACTCCTTCTTATGGTTTGCTTCAATTTAAAATAGGCACTTTATATTATTATATTAAAAAATATAATATCTTACCGGACATAGAACTGGGAGAAATTATGAATGTTATTTTTGATGGGGAACTTCAGGTAAAGGTTTTCAAAGAGATGATGAATGATCCAGAAGTAGATCTAACTCATGAATTTCCAACCTGTTATAAGATGTGGAAAGCTAAACAGGTCTAGTTACTCCTACTTCTCTCGGTCTTGGATCAAAAATTTTAATTGATACCCGAGCACTATTTTTAGTGCCGATGATTTGAACCAATGTTCTAATCGCTTTAGCAGTTACGCCGCTGCGACCTATCACTTTCCCCATATCAAGAGGATTAACTTTTAAATCTAAGAGAACACCCATTTCGTCTACGGTTCTTTTAATTTCCACATCATCAGGATAATCAACAATTCCTTTTACAACCATTTCAAGAAAAACTTGATCAGGATTCATGACAAAAATTATTATTATTAATAACTAGTTAAATTGTATCACACAAAAAACCACAGACGAATCTGTGATTTGGGCGGAGGGGTGGAGCCAGACAAATCTGACTACCCCTCCTAAAGAACGTGGGGAGGAACACTAGCAGTTACTAACGGAATCGTTCCAATGGTCATCGTACCAACTCTCGTCGGTGCTGTGAAGACCGAAAGCGACTGATAATGTCCATGCGTCTTGTGGGCTTATCTTCGAGAAGAATACTTTGCAAATCGGGTGTTCCATTTTTCTCCTCCTTTTCTGGTACGGGATATTTCACATCGTGAGTATCTCTGCAACCGCTACAATAATGAGTGTAGGTGCCGTCATCTCGGAGCATCAGGCTTGTCCATGCCTTTCCTTTTTCGCAGTACATGGCATTTCTCCTTTCGCGAAACAGCGATTGCAGAAGCAACACCTTATCCAATCGAGCGGGGCATAGTCCACACAATCAGGACAGACGGAGTGTCCGCAAAAGATGCACATATATCACCTCCCATATCTTCGATGTCGCCATTCTTTTTTTGCTTTGCGACAGGCTAGCCGATATTGAACATCGAGCCAGAACCACCGAAAGTTTGCTTTGATAACTTTCCACATAAATCCTCCTTGTTAAAGAGCAGTGGAATACGACCAATTCGTATCCCTCCTCCGTCTTACAGTTTCCCATTATAGATTACTTTAAGACGGGAGTGAGAAACGAATTAAACTTCCTCATCATCTATTTCACCTTCAGCTGGAAAATCGACATCTTCTTCAGGTTCGATAATATCTACTTCTTCATCCAGTCCTTCTTTCGGTTCCTCTTCTGGATTTTCAGGTTCGTTTTCCATGTTTTGTTATACCACTGTCTTAGATCTCACCTTAATATAATTGACCAACATCACAATTACTCCACCAGTAGTAAGACTTCCGACTACTGGCCTCAAGTATTGTTCCAACAAACTCCATATCGTTATGTCTGAGAAACCGGCAAAAGCTACCAATGAACCGGTAATTGCCAAGAGAGACAGAGCTCCTTTTCCTAAACCTCTAGTGAATGAATATGCCATAATTTATAATTAGCTAATCAATACTTAGTTTAAGGTCTCGAGTTTCGGACCGCTTATGTAATTCCGAACAAAGATTCTCTGATTTTATTAAGAAAGTGGATGAATGGTGGCAGATCCTTTGCCTGTCCGGTGTCTGTTTCTGAGACATACCACTTAGTGAAGTCAAAGATTTCTCTTGGGTCTACTAAAACATTATTAACGTAAGTCATAAGGTGCAAATGAGACCCCGCGTGGACATTCCAAACAGATGGTTCAGGTCGGACAGTTCCAGAGTTTCCCATGTAACCTAAAACATCTTTCTCCCTATATTCTCCTTGTTGGTTAGTTTCAGATAAGTGCCAGACTAAACACTGATTTAATCCTTTCTCATCTCGCCATCTAATTCTAACACCATTCCCTTGAGTAGAAAGGGGAGTAGTAAAGTAGACTTTATCCAGTAGAGCTGTAGGAACAGGGCAGACTAATTTTGTTCCATAAGTCGCTACTGCTCCGCCAGTAACTATATCTGTACCATTGTGTTCTTTGAGGTCTATCCCTTTTGATTTGTACCAAGCGACACTAGATTTGTCTCCATATTCTTGAGTTACGATAGGCGAACGACCTCTGACTATTTCGATGGGTAATGGATATTTCATGTTTTTAAAAAGTTAAAATAAAATTGTAATGCGTAAGACACACCTATTGCAACAGCTCCCCACATCTCCAGTCTTCTAAGTCTAATTTCATGGTCTTTTCCGTCCTTGATAAATAATTCTAGTTTCTCATCAATTCTAATGAGCAAATCGTGGTCTGACTGATGCTGCTTGTTAAAAAATTCTTGAGGTTTAATCATACTATTTTTCTTTAGGAATGAATTGACATTTCATTTCGTTTGTGTATATAATATCATGTCTATGGTTAAGGAATTTATTAAGGAAACGCTTCGGTGGACAGTTATACTGACTTGTTACACTATTCTAGCATGGGCTGGTTACTACATGTTACTAGGAGTTTTTGATGTTGGTTCATCTGAAGAGTATGAAGTAACGTATCCATATTAACGTAAATCTTTGTATTTCTCAAAGACTGCTCTAATCATCAGCCCCGAAGCCTTAAGTTCAGCTAACTTTTCCTTGAGAGCTTCCCCAGAAAGATCTTGAGTTAGCTCCAATACTTTTTCAGCTCGAGCCACAATCTTAGCTTTATTGGCAAACTCATCAATCTTTTTCGCTTTTTCATCATCAGCCAGTTTTTGATATCTTGGACTGTTTATCAAGGTTGTCATTTTACTTTCAGTAATCTGCCCGGCCCGTTTCAGAAGATCAGTATTTTGTTCTGGAGTCAATGCGGAGTACCCCTTCTTGTCCCCAAGTAAAGTCGGAGAAACTTTGAATCCAGCTTTACTAAGGCGTCTTAATTCTTCAATAAGAGGAGTTGAAATTTCTTTTGTAGGACGAGTCGGGTCTATCATCGTTTCTAAAAAGTTTCCCCCGACTACCCGTTCTTTCCCAAAAACGTCAACCTGAGGCTCAAGTTCTTCTCGTAAGAATGGAGTTCGAGCCTTGACCCGTTCAATAGCTGTGCGTGCTCTGCGTTCTGTCCCATCCTTTGCTCTAGCAACGTCAGAGACAATAGTCGGCACTCCGGAAGCTAGAAGGTTGCCGAAATAAGCATCAGCATATCTTTCTGGATCATCCCATGCTTCAACAAAACTTCGTACTCCTTGCAGAAAAGTTTGTTCCGTAAACGACTTCGCCCCGCCGGTAAAAGCTTTGTAGATACCAGCAATAGGGCTGCCTGTATCTTTATAAGCTTCTTGGAAATGTGCTCCTACTATAAGAAGACTTCCAGCTGGACCAAGCGACTGGATCGAGCGCCATTTATCACCAATTTTAATTGTATTTGGTTTTCTACCTTCAGCTTTAAGAACCTCTTGTTCTCTTTCTCCTTTGGGGTAATCGAGAGTAACGAGATCGTTATCATAGAGTTTTGTTCCAAGATACAAAAAGCCGGTGCCAGTAATCCCTCTCCCCATGCCTTGAGCAAAGAGACGCTGGTCAAATTTACCTTTACCCATATTTTGTACAATAGTTTTAACTAACCCAACAGGAGAATAATTAATTACTTGTGTAGCAACAGATGAAGGAGTGCGCGAGAAAGGCACAAATATTTCTCCTATCGGGAATCGTTCCCCTCCTATTTTCTGTATAGCTCGAGCCGCCTTGCCAAGAGCTGTTTTATTTTGAAACACGGCCGTTTCAGCGTCGACTGCGGCATATTTGAGCATGTCGTCAGTTGGGCTTTTAACCATGTCGGAAACGAATTCAGTTAGTTCGTCTGCCTTAAGACCGAGGTTTTTTCCTTGAGCAATGGCTTGTGAATAGAGTGATCGAGCTTTAGCTCCATAATAAAAGGGTTGATCTTCTGCTCCCAGAATTCTAAAAATGGTTTCTTCGTATTTTTTGATGCTTCTGGCGAAAACACTCTTGCCGAAACTGACATTTTTGTAGTCAAATTTTTGAGCAATGTTTCTTTCGTCAAATCCAGATCTGAAAAACTTCCAACCTTTTTCAAATCCTTCAGTTATTCCACTACCTGTCCCTTTCAAAGTAAAAGCTAGAGTACGTTTACCGGTAAAAAGAGAGGCTACGCTATCTACTATGGCGGCTGGTACATCTTTTGCTGTTTCAGTTATAGCATGAGACACATTAGCAAAAATGTTTAAACCGCTTGTTTTTATTCCCGTCAAAAGTCCCGCTTTCCAAACAGTGACAATCTTTTTGAAAAGAGGAGATGGCACCATTTCAAAAATTTCTTTTTGTAGTTTCTGAAATTCTTCAGCTTTTTGTATGCCGTCGGGAAGACTGGCAATTTCGTTCATTTTGTCAGTTATGGTTCCAATCTGTTTGCCAGTTAATTCCGGTATCTCTTTCATGAAGGGAAGCTTTGTTTGTTTAACTATCTCATTATATTTCTGGATTTCTCGAGCGGCAAAACGTATTTGTCCCTCAGGAGTCATCTTTCCTAAAAGTGAAGCGGCTTGGACCGATCGTCCGTGTTCAGTCAAAGCTTTGGCTAAAGGGTTTACTATTTCGGCCATCTTATCCTCCATAGAAGCTTTAATGAGAGTATCCGAGGCATTAGCAGCCGCGTCAGCATAATGTCTTATAAGTTCATCAGCTGTGGCGACGGCAACGTCGTCAATCCCGGTTTTAGCCAGATGTTCCGCTTTTAAAAAGTCATCTTGGATAAGTTTTCTGGCTGTTCTTACTAACTCATCATTTGGTTTAGGAATATACTGACCGGCTACTTTAGAAGAAGCATCAGGAAAAGCCTCTTTGACGCTAGTGACGAACCCTCGTTCTCGCAGTGTTTGAGCGACTCTTTTCCCCTTTTTTGCTATAGATCCAGTTTCTTTGACCGCCTCGTCAAGTAGCCCAGAAATTTTTGCTTCGTCAGTAAGACTGGCAAACTTAGGAGCATATTTTTTAGCAATATCATCTGAGAACTTAAAAGCACTTTTTAATATTTTAAAAGCGTCGTCTGTCTTGTTGACTTCCCTTAAAAGTTTAAGACCTTGTTTAGCTTGACTGCCTCCCGGGATAAGGTCAGAAATTCCCAAAGCAGCACCGACGAAAGGAGCAGCTTTTCTTCCCTTAACGCCGGGAATTTCTTCTCCGACTGATCTTAAGCTAAAAGATTGGTCAGTGCCAAAAAGTTTTTTTTGAAATTGTCCTTGAGGCATAAACTCTGAAGATTCCCCTCTGGTTGAGATAAGTTGTCCCAGAGCTCCATAACCGCGCCATGTTGCTTGCCCGCTTTGAACAAAAAAGTTTCCGAGTTTAGTGCCAACGTCTTTAAGGCTTTCTGGCAAGTTACGGATAACATCGCGAGTACGCACTTGTTCTGGATCAGGTTCAAAAAAACTTTTAAGTCTTTGAGCTATTCCGTTAAACTGTGATACTGGCATAGTTTATAAGTTATCGAAGTCGTCTGTTCCGCTACTGGTAAAAGTATCATTAAATGCTCCTCTAAATTCGTTCCAGAGTGTTATTAACTCACTTGGCAAGATCGATTGCTTTCGTTCATTTTCTATCATTGTTCTAAACCATGCCGGAGGAGTATTACTTTCAAGTTGAGACTGAAGTGTTCCCCATGTTGTTCCTACCAAAGAAACTGGAAGTCCTAATTGTTGAACATCGGTTCGAGTCAAAGTTTTTGCGGTTGGTCCTTTATCTTTCTGCTCTTCTTTTAATAGTCGATCCACCTCCGGAGTGGCATAAGCTAGTGCTGTTTCAAGATCGGCATCCGCCGGTATAATTGAACCGAACTCTAAGCGCAGTTTATCAACAGCTTGTCGTTCTTGTTTTTTATCCGCTACCTGACTTTCATAAAGAGCCAGTTCCCGATCATAAATTTGCAACTTTACCCGATTCTCTTCACTCTGGATGCTGATCAGTCTGTCGTACTGCCTTTCTCGTGCGTCTTGGGCGCGTTCGTAGCTTCTGGTTTTAGCTTCGTTCGTTTCTCTGAAAGTCCCGACAATATCGCTAAAAGTTGTCTCTACCGGAGTTTTAATACCACCTCTGATCAGGTCAACGATTGATCCCATCGTGCCGGGAATATTTTTAGAGAGTGGAGCCACCTGTTTATAGTTACTTTCTACTCGGGCCCGAGCGGCTTCGTTTAAGGCATCTCTAAGAGAAGCTTTGAGATTTCCTAGATTAGTGAACTGCGGAGTAGGTACTTCCGGCAAAGGATTAGTTGCTGTGCCAGTTACGTTTAATGTCGGTGGAGTTGGGGGAGTAAGAGCCGGAAGTGTACCGGATGGTATTGCTGTTGTCGCTGCGGGAGCAGCAACCGGAGTTGCTGCCGCTCCAGTAACAAGTGATACTCCACTATGAGGGTCGGCTACACTTTTAACGGCGGCAAGAGCCGAAGCCGAATCTTTCGCCTCGACTGTCGCCAGCTGTCCCGTTTTGTTTACATATTGATATGTAGGCATATTGTTATATTATATAAACCCTTTTTGAAGATTTACAAAAGCGCCGACGTCGGAAATGACAGCTTTCTGTTTTTCTTCCTCAATTTTACCGATCACTCCGCCAGCCGGTGTATATCCTTCTACGGCCGGAAGGTTCGTTGTACCTAACACTTCTTCAGCCGCTCGACCGATCTTCTGAAGATCAAAGGCTTTCTGGCCGGTCAAAGCTTCAAGTTGTCTTTGGGCGTCAAGATCGCCTCTCTGAGCTCTGATTTCAAGTTCCTTAATTCTCATGTTTGTGACTCGTTGAGTTGACTGTACTACTTCTCCATACTGTTCAGTGCGTCTTTCTTCTGCCAAAGCTCGAGAGCGCGCGCCAGTGGCAAAAGTTAAACCTTTCTCGGCTGCTTGATCAGCAATAGTCAACAGATCTTCTTCATAAACACTAAGTTCTTTGCCTAAGAGAGCTTGCTGTTCCAGAGTCAGATATTCCCGACCTCGTTTTAGATCTTCAAAAAGTTCGTCTCTAGTTCGTTTCAAAATTTCCGCTTTAGTCTGAAAATCAAAATTCTTTTCAGCAATGGCTCCTTGAATTTCCCCTAAAGCAAGAGTTAATACTGATCGGAAATATGGATCGGCAATGGCTTTTGCTTGAGTAATAGCATTAGCAAAAATTCTAGCTTCTTCTTCGCCCCCGACGGAAATTAAGTTGTAAGCCAAATCAACAAAATCTTTTTCTTCTTGAGTCAAAGCTTTATAAGCTTCAGTGTTTTTAAAAGCAGCTGATGTTGGGACAGGCTGAGTAATGTTTGTAGGAGAGGTTGATGTAGCTGAAACATTAGGAGCAGGTGCAGGAGCAAGTTGCGCCCAGACAGAGTTTGTAGCATAAGAAGCAGGAGCAGTCCTTCCCCACTGAGTATTAAATGCTTGAGCTTGTGCCAGTTGCTGTTCTGGGGTCATCGTAGAAGCTGTATCTTTTACAAAGTCGTAGTCAGAATCTCTCCAGTTAGCTGGGGCATAAGACTGTTGAATATAAAGATTTCCAGACTTAGCCAAGTCAAAGGCCGCTTTTCCCTCAGGGTCATCTAGGTTATATGTAACTCCCTTAAATACTTCTTGCATTTTATTTTATTATACCATTATTAAAAGAATATTGTGTTCTCAACAACTAAAGCTAAACCGGCAGTGCCGGCGCTTCCATCACCGGCAGTGCTTGCTCCTCCATTAGTTCCAGCACTACTGGCAGTCTGTCCACTGCCACCACTACCACCACCCATGCCAGTATCAGGTCCAGCAGAATAATCTGCTACTGAACCAGTAGCGGCGCCACCAGAAACAACAACAGTGCCAGAATTAGCTGTAAGCGTGTTATAGAGAGCCAGAAAGAATCCCCCTCCACCGCCTCCACCTCCGCCTCCTGATGCTCTGGTAGTACCACCTTGACTTGGAGCTGTTCCAACTTTACCTGCGACAGAAATACCACTAGCAGTCGTGAAGTTCCAAGCTCCGGCACATTCAATAATCAATGCTCCACCTCCATATCCCCCACCACCCGAAGTGACCGTTCCTGCATCCGATCCTGTCGTCCATCCTGCCGCTCCACTACCTCCGCCAGAACCCACAAAAGCGTTAAAGTATTTAGAAATATAAATACTTTCTGCGGTGGTTTTATAAGTAAAAGCACCTGTTAGGGCCGCGGAAGCAGTGCCACCCACGTCGGCAGTTGCCTTGATTCCATTACCAGTAGACCACATCGTAAAGTCGGTTGTCCCGACTGTTCCGTTATTTCCGTTGGTAGTTCCGTTACTACTTTGAGAAACAGCGGTTCCTCCGGTAGCCCCCATTCCAGAAGCATCGATAATGGTTGCGGAGGCGGTCAAAGTTACGTTGCCTTGTGATTTCAAAATAATCAGAGTGCCGTTAGCATGAGGATTAGAAAAAGTGAGTTTAGCCGATCCTGTTAGAGAAATGAGAGTATAGTTTTTAACAACAGATTTTGCTCCTGCAAGGTCAATATCAGTTGTGCCAGACGAAGCGGAAAGAGCTCCGTCAGAACCGTCACCCCCGAACGTACCTTGACTAGCAGAAGGAATATTGTCTGCAAATACATCAAAAGTGCCAGCAGAGTTATCCCACTTTGCATAAGACCCCGTAGCGTCATCACCCATGATGACGTCCCCTACGTCTCCGCCGGTAAGAAGAATCTCAAATATTACTGCGGCACTGGCATTGATTCCCTGAAAAGCACTCGATGTCATTACGAACCTTGTGCCAGAAGAAGCGGTTTGAATAGTGGCTCCTGTTACTGTTCCTGCGGTGATAGTGCCAAGGTCTGCGGCGATAGCCGAGAGTTGTGAAACCGTCAGTTTGCCGGCCGTGATCGTAGAAGCGGCAATGTTCCCAGCTACAATCGAGAGTGCTCCGATATTTGCTCCGTCTATCAAGATTTGTCCCGCTCCGTAGGGAACGAAGTTTGCAGTTATTGTGTTATTTTGTGCCGTTCCTATCAGTCTCTTGTTTGCTCCCATCGCTGTCGAATAGGTGGTAGTTACTTGAAGCACAGTCGAAGAAACTGCTGGGTCAAGATAAATATAAGTGAGAGCTACCATATTTCCGGTGTTACCAGCATCAATCGTAAATGTTCGGGCATTCGAGAAAATTATCGTGCCTGTGGCCCACGCGATTGTGTCGGCATCAGTAACTGAGAAAACAAGGTTATGAGAACATTCCATCAAAGAAATATCCGTTGAAGTATTGTTAGGTATACCTGCAATAGAAACTCCCGTGATGTCTCCGCCTCGAGTATGGAAATCGCCACCAGCATCTATATAAAAATTAAAAGCATGAATCGAAGAATTTGACCCATCGGAGTAAATGGTCATATCTCCGGCGTTGGCTGTGTAAGCGGCAAAGTCCTCCGTGCCTGTGTAGATTGAAGTAGAATTTATTGTCCAACCACCGATTGCTCCTGACGTGGCTGTGATAGTGCCAGTAATAGTTACACCAGTAGCAGTCAAGGCTCCGGCGCTGGAAACTTTAAAAGGAGCCACTGCAAATGTTGCTGCTCCCATCCACATGTTTCCGTCAACATCAACGTGAAAGGAAGTGGCGTCAGACCCTCCGATATCAAGCAAATCAATACTGACCCCCCCGACGATGATCAATTCTGTACCTGTCCAGTTTAAATAATCGGTAGTGTTACCGATGTAAAACTTCATTAAACCGTCAGCCTCATCAATACCCAAACGATAACCAGTCTCAGTATTATCAAAAGCAGTTTTTCCATTAAAGAGTACTCCTACCGCTTGTTCCAGATCAGAAATAACTTCACCAGAAGTAACGTTCTTAGGAGCTATCCCTTGCGTAATGACGTTGATAAGTTCCGGAGTTGTTTGTAATGAATTATTTTTAATTAAACTTTTATCAAATCCGAGATCAAGAATATTGTAACCAATCTCATCAATAAAAATACTCATATCATTTTGAAGATTCTTCAATATTTATATTGGGAAAATCTAGGCCCCTCAACTTAATCTGCTCTCCAGTAGTCGAATCCACTACTCGAAACTCAAAGACCCGAGCCCGAAGCGGTTTATTAATCAGTACTTCCGTCACAATATCTCCAAGAGAACCGAAGGCTTCCCATTGTCCGTAATCAAGCCGTCTCTGAATTTCTGCTCCTCGAGTACCGTCAGAATGAACCACAATCTTCTCGTTTATAGTTTTATATTTACCACGATCACCGAAGTCAAATTCCGGAGACTGCAGAATATAAGTGATAGCCTGATTGTTATAATCACTATTTCCAGAATTGAGTTGCTGTACTTGTCCATCATCATCTCCGCCTACAATCACAAGATCATCACCAGTAAGGTATTGAGACAAGAACTGAAACTGATTAGCGTAACGAAGAGGAGCCCAAGCTCCACTATCAATATGATAACGTAAAACCACATTAGTATATGTTTCCGTAAAGCCACGATCAAAATTTACTGTAACGTTTCCGACAGACCAATAAATATGTTCGTTGTCGCTCCAGCCATTAACATCTTCATAAAAAGAACTAGCCATGCCTTCAACGATTCTTTGAACCGGACGTGAGATAAGTTGCGGGTATCCACCATTCGTCTCATAAAATCCTTTCGGACCATAGAAGAAGTAGTTTCTCCCTCGCGCTCGCACAATACTTTCGTTTGATTGCGTACCGATGTTAACCAAGTCTTCAGGAAAAGCCGAGTCAAAATTCCAACGCTTAAGCGATCGTTGTTTATAAAGCATCAGATACCCCGGTACTTTATTCAAACCCTGAAGAGTGCCACCACCGTCTTCTTGTTCCGCTTGCAGAGATCCTGAACCAGCAGCAGTCCAACTGACTGTCCCGCTCAAAGGAGTAGCTGTGTAATAAATCCGATCAGTTACAGCACAATAAACTCGATCCTTGAACTCTATCGGGAACTGTGCTCCGGCCGGTACTCCACCCACTCCTAACGGCCCCCCAGAAGAAGCCCAACTGCCACCGTTATAAGCTCGAGCTACCACTCCATTGAGCATCAGTGTTGTATTAAGAAAAGTGGCAAAACGCATCTTAGCTGTAGTACTTAGACCACTGAGAGAAGTAGCCCCGGTTACAGCGTTATAGATAACTCCATTAAATCCGGCAAAAAGTACACTACTGGCAACAGTAGTATCAAGATGCTGGAAAAGACCTTGACAATTATTTCCGGCAGAAAGTTGAGTACCAATGATGGTCGTACCTTCACGCGAGACGGCTTCTCCAAGCACTTTATCGAAAAGGAGGTTCATCGAGAACGGCACCGAGTTCGGGATAGTAATATCAGAAGAAACTGCTTGGATATTACCCGCAGAGACGTCTCTCCACTTGACTGTTTTCTCTAACTTTGCCATAAGGCTTATTCACTATACGGCTCTCTTCTGATGCCCGAACGATAATTAATTTCGTTTATTTTAGGAGCCATTTTGTATTTTTGTCCGGAGACTTCCGTTCGAATTGCAGACTTTAAAGTATCACCGAAAAGCTTAAAATCTCCGTCATCCAGATCTTCCTTACCATTATTGCGCCAGTAATTCTTTCCTTGCCAAAGTAACCAGTACCGAACCATATCAAAACGCGGGGCATCAATAGTGTCCGCTTCCGAATCAACCGCCGTGGCCTCTTCATTGTAGTCCATCGTGACGTTCTTATTTATCCAAGTAGAATCTACCAACGGCCAAATACGGATGCGACCACTTCTGACGTTAAAATATCTCGGCTGACCTTCCTGTTCATCCTGCCAGACGTTCTGATCAACAACGTGGGCTGCGCCAATAGCTCCAGCACCAGATGCCGGGACGCCGGTCAGAATCCCCGCAGTTGCCGAACGTGTTACTCCAGTATAAGTAATAGCGTCAAGAGTATTTGAACTGTAAACGTTTACAGTCCCCGAGTCGTCAAAGTCATAAGAATTGTCAATCTCAAGAGTCGTTCCACCCACCACCGCAAGTGTACGCACTTGCGTATGTTTAGCGTCATTCATCGCAGCCTCAAATTCTTTTTCATCAAGCGGTTTTAAAGGTCTGTCCAGACCGCCAATCTTTACTTGAAGAACCGACTTATTTGTTTCATCATCATAAATATCCGCAGGAAGTGCAAAATCAAAGACTCCTCGAGCCGTTTGCCCGATCACATAATCCGCAATTAAGTAACGACTCCAGCGCTTAAGTTTTCCTTGAACGTAGCGCAGACACGCATTGATCTCATCCATCGCTACCTGTTTTGAGAACGTTTCGTTCCATTCCTGACCAAGCTTGCGACGCACAGATTCAAGCACATAACCGACTTCGTCTTCGGCAAAAGTGACTTCTACTTGTCCCCACGGAATAGCGTCCGAATAAAGCAAGTTGACGGAATTAATACTGTCAATAAATCGCCAATAGTAAAATCCTGATGTCTGTGTCGTGTCATCGTAAAAGTTTCGAACAAGGGTCGGATCGATGTTCTGAGCCGCCGCCAGCGCCGTCAACGTAGAATCATCTGAATTAGCGTTTACTTCTGTAGCGGAACTATAGAATCGGACTGTATTCGCTCTAATGATGTAGATCACCGTACCAGCCGGATGAGGCTCCACAAGACCCGCCGCTACCAACGTCACGGTATTGCCTGACGGCGCCGTAGAGGCAGAGGTGACGACAATCTCAGCCGACTCGTTGCCGGGGAAACGAAAAAACAAAATATTGTCAATAGCCGCACCGGTAATACTTTTTACAGTAATAGACGTAGCGCCAGCGGCAACGTCAGCGTCGAGAATAAGCGTTTCTGCTCCATCGAGGAGTTCACTTATGTCAGAGTATATGCGGCGAACTGGCATGATAGTTTATTTTTATTCATTTTTTTTATCATCCTTATCACCCTCGCCACTGTCTCCTCCGGCTCTTAATTCCTTAATTTTTTCTTTCAACTTTTCATTCTCTTTTTCCAACTTTTCATTCTCTTTTTCCAACTTTTCAACCTTTTCTTCTAACTTATCCATTCCCACTAACATCGGAATCTGTCCTCTTTGTTCTTTAGGAAGCCTTCCTATAGCTGCTAACTTTTGCCAATCCGGTTTTCCCGCAGTAATTTTAGTCACTTGATACTGACACTAAAGCCTGAAATTCAGACTGTAGTCGTTTCTCTTCTTCCTTCCTTCTCGGATGATGGAAGTGACATAGTGTAATGCCATTATTAAGCTGATAACGAAGTTCAGGATAATCAGCCCATCGTAAAATGTGATGGACCTCCAACTGTCCAGAACAATCCCCATTAGATATTCTACACTTAAAGCTATCTCTCACAAACACAGACTTGCGCCAAAGAACATATTCAGGACTAAAAAGCGAATGATAACTTCTGACATCCACTCCTCCTCTATAATTCCACGGTCTTACTCCTTTCTTAAATTCAGTAAACACTGCATAACGCCTACCCTTTCGAGCATCACTTATTCTTTCTCGAACAGATTCAGTATGAGTCTTTCCAAAAAATGGATTTAATCCTCCCACATTCTTTTTTAGACTGATACCATAACATTTTTGAGAACAAAATTTAGCCATTTTCTTATATTTAGAAACAAAACCTTTTTTACACTGTTGACAAATTTTATTCATAGTTACTCTCTTATTGTATCACTAAATTCTTCCACACTATCAACTAACGGCCTATTTTCCTTCATCAACATTCTATCCTTGGGAAACTTGGTATTCCAGCCCCGTTCCACCCTTCGTTCCAGCCGCATCAGATCCCGGGCCTTATTTTCTAGAAACTCCTGATACTCCTGAAGCTCGAGCTTCTTACCGGACAAAGACTCACTCTCACTACTGATAGTTGTCAAAAGTTCTGCCAGTTCTTTTTCTTTTAAATCAAGTTCAACCTTTAAGTCATTTAAATTTTTCTTCTTAACTGTAATTTCATTATCAGTTGACTGCATAACACCCTCAAGGTGAGCCCGTCTAACAGTCAACTCTCTTTCAATAGACTCTTTTGTCTTAGACAAAACACTTGTCTGTTCAATCAACTTTATTTGTTCCTGCTTAAGAGATTCATTACTGCGCCCGAGTAGAGACTCCTCCTCTTTCAATTTAGGAATAAAGGAAACAAGGGTCTGATATTCTTTTAATGTCAAAACAACTTTACTCAAATCTTCGTTTTCTTCGTCAATCATCTCACCAGTAATCTTTGATCGTACATTCTCAAGAAATCGAGTCTCAAATCTTAGAGCATTTAATTTTGCTTCTTCTTGCGCCACCGCCACTTGAAGAATAGCGATCGTTTTTCCTGACTGATCCTGAACTCCACTTAAACTGTTTCTAGGATGAATAAGAGTCATTTAACTTTTTCCCATATTATTAGTCGTCGACACCGTGATAGCCACCGCCACCGCTACCACTGCTTCGGGGTGAGTATTGCAGATGCCCCAAACATATTTATAACTATAAGATATTTGAGGTGTCATTTTAGAGTTTTTTGTATGATAAGTTTGTCCAATTTTTCTTCTATGCGGGACAAATCTTTTCTAAGCTCTTGATAATGTAACATTTCTCTTTCTTCATTCACTTGGACTTGTGTATTAACATCTCCAAGTTTGTTGTTTGCTGTCGCCCAAGAAGTGAACGCTGAAGCGGTGATAATACCTAAAGCTCCGATTAAAGCTGTCATTATGTTTATCTGTCCTCTGTTAAAGTTTTTCATCCTTTTCCTTGATTAGTTTCGTGAGGTATCTGATATTCTGGCGAGAAGTTTTGCTCTATCTTCGGCAAGATTGGTTCGTTTGCAAAGAATTTATAAATTACAAAGGCGAGCGAGAAAGCGATTGTTCCTAGAATTATTATCGTAGCTGTTCCTAAATAAATGGTTCGGAGATTTTTCATGGAATTATTAAACGACCGTTGAGGATGAATAAGCCATCGTTTATTAGACACATTGGAGAACTTGTAACATTTTGTGAAGTAATGCCGTCCACATATTCGACCACAGCTACAAGGGTTGAAACATCAATATCATTAGCACTCAAAGAAGCTACCCCGATTTGCATATTATCTATAGAATTTGTACCTGTAGGAGTCCAAGCTATACCTGTTGTCGGGTCTATGTAAGAAACAAGCTTTTTTCTAAAAGCAGTGGAAGAAACTGGATTGGTTTGCCAAGTAGTGCCACCAACATCCGTACTAGTTGTTGTTGCAAGAGTTCCACCGGAAGCAGATTTGATTCGTAGTTGATAAAGTGTTGCTGCAGCCGATTCTTCCCTAATTCTAACCCGAATTTCTACAAGTGAAATTGTATCTGAAGAATTTATACCAACCTGACTAGTCGAAGAAGCATTAAAGTCTGCAATTGTTGTTGCCGCGTCTAAATCAATAAACGAAGTAGCATTATCTGGTGGGAGTTCGTCTATCAAATTAAAAGTACCAAGAGTAGGAGCATTGTCACCCGCTGCACTTGGTAGAATATGAACTATTTTTCCTGTTCCAGGCCAAGAGTTCTGGACAGAACCACCCGCACCATTTATTGCGACATCATCAATATACATATACATCGTTGGTATGTCTATATGAGTTCCAATCTGCATGCTTGTAATTGAACCCGTAACAACATTTGTACCACTAGCAAAACTTGTCCCATCTAATTGTGCTTCTAAAGGTAAACCATTGGTTGTCCCATCGTCTTGGCATTTGAGCTCAACTTGGTACCATGTATTTAGAGACAAAGTAGCAGAATCAGAACCAACCTGCGCCGTATCACCCTTATGGAGTTCTAGAGTTAGATTTGCTGCATCAAAATCAATCAAACAAATAGCAGTTCCACCTGATGTTCTAAAAACCATTATTGTAGTATCGGTTGATGGAAAGGTGGAAAATCTAAAGTAGACCCGTGCATATTGAATACTTGAAGTTGCCACTGTATAGTTAAAGGATAGATTTTGGTTACTCACTGCAGGGTCAAACACGATTGATGAGGAACCACTACGAGTCGTTGTGCCTATGTTAAAACCAGCATCTATTACTGTAAAATCGACATTTGTCGTTATTGTTCCCCATTCAAATCCAGTAGTGTACATTCTTTCTGCATAGATAGGACTTGGAATCCCAAAAGCTATTAAGACCAATAATATAATTAGCTTTTTCATGTTATTGATTGCATGCTCCGCTTTGAATAGTAAGAGTGGTGGTAACTACATACATACATATCCTACTTCCATCTGTGTTATAGCCGTCAAATTGAAGTTTTCCTGCGGCTATAGTCGTTGTACCATTAGTTGAGCCAGTCGTGCCTAATCCAAGAACGGAAGACGAGAATGTGGAAGTGGCTATGCCAAGACCTGTGCCAGAATTGCGAAGTTCTAGGGCGGCAGGAGTGGAAGTTGCTGTACCCGCAACTGTAGTAGTAGAGAGATACAGATTACCTCCCGCATTTCTGAAAGCCCATTGCGCAAAACCTGTACCTGCCGAGAGTGAGAATTGTGGTTCAGTTGAAGAAAAGGAAGTCAACGGCCAAGTTCCTGTAGTGGTGGCAAATCCTACATCTCCTGTGAAGTTCGGTGCGGCATTGAAAGTTAGAAAGCCAGTACCCACTTCATCTGTTACCAGAGCAATAAGTTCTGACGAAACATC